GCGTACAGGTACATCGGATTTGGGGCGGAGATGGCGATGTTCTGACTGCCGCCGTTCGGCGTCCAGCCCAACTGCTGGTAGCCCTTGGAGTCGCGCGGGCCTTGCGCGGCCCAGACCTGCCCATCACCTCCAGGCCCGGCCGGAAGTCGGTAGACTACCTCGCCGCCGCTGTTGACCGTCTCCGCCGACGCGAAGCCGGCGTAGCGCTTGCCGTTCTTGTCGCGCAGGCGTACGTCGCCCGTCTCGCGCGCATCGGCGCGCGGGATGATGTCCAGCCGGTTGAACTGCTGCGCGCGCAGCGTGAGCGCGATGCACAGGAGGGCGAGGAGTCGAGTCGTCATGGGATCAGTTCGTGAGTTGCCCGGTGAGGAAGCCAGTCAGGCCCCAGATATCGCCGTGATACGTGAAGAAATACGACGTCCGCGTGAGCGGCGCGCCCGAGATGCCGTTGTTGTTGACACTGCCGGCAAAGGATCCGGGCCCGGTGGCGAATGCCGGCGCGACGTGCCCGCCCGTTTCGTCCTGATCAATGAAGAGCGCGAGCGGTTGCCCGGCCGCTATGGTGCCGTCCGCCGATACTGGCGCGAGCACGAGCGGCCCAACTGAGACGTTGTCCCAATAGACGGATCCCGTGCCGCCCGGGCCGCGCCTCACTTTCACCCGCGCCTTGCCCGTCGCGGTCGCGGTGAAGTTGACCGAGTGCCGAGTCCAGGAAACGCCGGGAGTCATGCTAGCCGATTGCACGAGGCCCGACCCAGTTGAGTCGTCAACTTCCAGCCGCGTCGTTGCGGTCCCTCCTGATGTCCCGCGCACGAGCCCGAACACCCAGTAGTCGACGCCCTCCGTGAGTCCTTCAACTTCCTGGTAGACTCCGTGCGCGCCGGCATCTTCGTCTAGTCGCAAGCTGTAGCCGCCTGCTCCCTGGTAGATCGTGTCGTCGGCTCCTGTGAGGCTGGGATTGTCGGAAGTCCACCCAGAGAGATCGCCAGTCTCAAGGCCGGCGTTGACGAGTGGAAACGAGTCGCGCTCAAGCACGATTCTGAAGTTGCCGCCCTGGCCGAGGTCCAGTCGGTAGCAGCCGGTCGCCTCGTTGTAGGGCACGTCAACGTACCCGGTCGGCGCGTCCGACCCGCCAATGAATGTCACAGCGCCGGAGCCCTTGCCGTCGCGGAGCGTCTTCAGCCACTCTTGCCAGCCCGGGTATCGAGTGAGGTCGGTCGCCGTGCACGAGTAATCGAAGCCGCCGTCCTCGTTGCCGCGGGCGTCTACATCGGTGATGAGAAAGTCGCCCACAACCGAGGGAGTCGCCCGGTCGATCGGGACGACGTAACCCGGCCGCGGGAATTCGGTCGAGGTCGTAAACCGGACAATGCGAGGGAGGCGCGCGGCTGCAGCGAGCGCGGCATCGTTCGCGAGTTGTGCCGCCGCGGCGTTGGTGTTGCTCGTGTCGTCAACTACGAGGCCCTTTTTCCCGCTCGTCGCTTCGATGCCGCTTCGGATCGTTATCTCGGTTTCGTCCTGCGAGAACACGACCGCCGCCCCAAACTTCCGGTAGGTCACGACCAAGTCATCGCTCGACGTGAGCACGGTCTCGCCGCTGTCCTGCCGGATCTGAGTCCCGCCCTCGGTCCAATAGAACGGCACGCCTGTATCTGTGCCTTCATAGCCGACAGACTGCTCAAAGGGTCCGCTGCCGGTATCGAGGGTGATGCTGATGATGCTCCCGGCCTTGTGGTCGAGATCCCAAGTGCGGGTTGAGCCGTCGCCGTGGAACGTTTGGGACTCCGGCACGAGGGCTTCCGGCGCGATGCGCCGCCAAATCTGGTTCTTATAGTCGACACTCGACCGCTCGACGCTGATGGAGGTTATCGGCGCATTTTCATCGGTTATCTCGAACGGAGCAGGCGTCGCGGTGGCGCTCCGGAAATCCAGTTGCTTCAGCTGGTCGGAATACCAAATAAAATCGCAGAGCTTCGATAGCTCCTCGAACACCTCGCTCGCCGTCTTGTGGTCGATGTTGTACCGCTCAAGAGTGATGCCGTCCTCGATCAGCCCCTCGTCGAATCCGTCTTCGAAGAGGTAGGTAGCGATGATGTACCGACAGATATCGCCGCACGTCGAGTCCGTGAACGTCTCCGCCTCAATGACGCGCTCATCGAGCAACGCCTCGTAAGATACGCACTCGATCTTCAGCAGGACGTCTGGAGCGTCCCCTCCGATGCGGACCTCCTCCACGATCTGTACAATCAGCCCCGCCCACATTAGGCCGCTCGCCTCGAACACATGCACGAACTCGCCTATGGCCGCACGGTAGCCGTCGGCGGCGTGCATCCAGAACGAGCAGGATCCTCGCGCGAAGAGGCGCAGTCCCACGGAGAGAGAGCCCTCCATGACGCGCGGGGACTGATCGAGTCCGGATATGTGGAGTTCGGCCACTTATACGCCTGCGAGCTTCGCCTGATTCGCCAGGCTGGACCAGATGAGCTTCGAGTCGAGGTATACGTTCGTGACGGGCTTGTTATCGCGCCACACGATCGCGTCCGAGAGTTGTCGGAGGTAGTCGGCCTGGACGTTGTACAGGTAGTCCTTGATTTCGCGGCAGGCGAACCATGTGCCCTTTGTCGCGCCAAGGATCGACTCATCGCCATTGAGCCCGAGGATGTTCAGCGCCCCTCTCGTGTTCTCTTCGATCCGGCCCGTGTCCTTGCCGAGCGGGCTGCGGAAGAGGCCGATGATGTCAGTCACAGCCGAGATGGAGGAGCTTATTGCGCCGATCCATTGCGCCGCGCTGCTGAATGCCGCGCCCGCCGCTTGCGAAGCGCCAGCAGCAGCGCCGCCCGCCGGATTAGCCGGCAGCCCGGCGGGCTTCTCCCAGATGCTGCTGATGGACGAAGGAACCGCTCCTATGGCGCTCGTCGCGGCGTCGGCGGTCTTCTTGCCTGATGCCTCTCCGACGCCTCCGAGCCATGTCGGCAAGCTCTTTCCGAGCCAGTCTGATAGATTTGCCGCCAACTTTGCCATCTGCTTTTCGAGCGGCTGCAGCAGTTGCTTCAGCATGATCTCCAGGAAGCCACTCGCAAGATCCTTGGCGACGTTCTTCAGCGTCGATCCCCAGTCTTTCCATTCGACGATGTTGCGAGCGATACCGCGAGTCATGGCGTCGAACGCGCGCCGAACATCGCGCTCCAGAGCCGCCATTTCTTTCCGCTGCTCTTTGGTCGTGCCGGCAGCGCGCCTCTGCGCTTCAGTCAGTCTGTCTTGCGCGGAAGCTACATCGGCAAGGCCCGCCTTGCCTTGGGAGAACAGTTCGTTCTGCCTCTCAAGTTCCGCATTTGCCGCGACCACGGCGTTTCGTAGATTGACGCTGCTGTTCGGGTCGAAGATCTTTTCGAGCGCCGTGCCTCTCGCTGACTTCGTCCAGTCAACATCGGCAATCTTAGCGGCAGAAAGGCTCATCTGCGCTGGGATGCGCTGTAAAAGCGGGACGATGACTTCGATCTGCTTCAGCGCGGCATCGGCCATCTTGTCGTGCGCTTTGCCGAACTCGACCGCCATGTGTTGAGTGTCTTTCCAGATCGTGAAGTCTGCGTCCTGGATCCTCCGCGTCAGATCCTCGATAGCTTTGGCGTCGTCTTCGTAGCGCTTCGTGGCGTCTGCCCATGCCTGCGCTCGCCGCTCGGCAATCCGACCCGACTCACCCCAGGCCTCGACTTCCGCCTTTCGCACGGCCGCGGCGGCGTCAGCAAGCACAGCAGCGCTTTGCGTGCCTGCCTTGGCGACCGTCTCGTAGGCCTTGCGGGCGTCGTCTACGGCCTTCTGTCGATCGGCGGCGCTCGGCACCTTGAGAACCGTGAGCGCGCCCGTCACAGTGTCCGGGGACTTGAATAGCTTTGCGACGTCGTCCTGAATCTGCTTCGCGAGCACGGGGATGTTGGCCTGAAGCCGCTTGAAGCCCTCCAGCGCGAATTCGGCGGCTTGGTTGCCGACGACGCCGACGTTTTTCAGCGCTGACTCAATAGCTCCCAGTTCTTTGGTCAGGTTGTGCGTCGCGCCAGTGAATCCGGCGAAATCCCAGAAGTCCAACTTGACGCCGCGCTTGTCCAGAGCCGCTAGGATCGCGCCAATCGGGCCTGCTGTCTCCAGCGCAGCGCTCGCAGCTTTCTGAAGCCATCCAACAGCGCTCTGCAACGCTGGGCCGAGGCTCGGAACGATGGTCTCCGCTAAGCTCTTGATTTGTGCTGAGAGCTTGACCAACTCAACGACCGCGAGAGCGGTGGCTCCGGCGAGGGCGCCCTTCCCGAGCACGTTACCAAGCGCGTCCAGGGCAGACGCTCCAGGCTTGACCTGTTTGAGCAGTGTAACGATGGCCTTCTCAACGGCACCGATGCTGTTGGCCAACGTGCCCAAACCCCAGATAGCCAGAGGAGCAGCCGCGGCAAAAGCGCCCACTCCGATTACCGCGCTTTGTATCGGCTTGGGAAGGTCAGCAAACGCCTTTGCCGCTTCCCTCGCCTTCGTAATCATCGGATCAAGCACGTCTTTAATCACCCTGCCAGCGCTTGGGGCGAGAGCCGTGCCGATGTCCTGCAATGCGAAACTGATCTTGTCCTTGATGTTCGACCACTGGCCAAGGAGTGTTTCGGCCTGACGGGCCATCAGCCCGCCGAAGCGATCACTGATTCCGGCCAGGATTGCCGGTATCGCCGTGCCGGCGGACACCGTCCGGTCCTCTACCTGCTTCATCGCCCCGGCCACGTTCGTCTTCAAGACCTTCGCGAGGATGTCCCACGCCGGAATGCCAGCTTCGGCAAGTTGGCGCATCTCTTCCGCCTGAACTGTGCCTTTCGCTTTGATCTGGCCGAGAGCAGTCACGACGCGCTGGATTCCTTCCGCGCCCATGCCGAGGGCCGCGGAGGCGTCGCCGATGTTCCGGAGGGTCGGTATTACCTCGTGGGCCGCAAATCCCAGCGCCTGCATCCGCTTCGACGCGAGAGTGAGGTCATTGAACTCGAACGGAGTTTTCGCCGCAAAATCCTTCAACTCGTTGAGGTGCTGAGACGCTCGCTCCGCGCCGCCGATCATAGTCTCGAACGCGACCTTGGTCTGTTCGAGATTTCCGGCCGCTTTGAGCGCGGAAATTCCGATGCCGGCAAGGGGCGCGGAGATGGCAAGCGAAAGGCGCTGCCCGACATCCGACATATCGCGCCCGAAGCTCTGAAGCTGGCGCGCGCTGGCCGTTAGCGTCTTGCGAAGCTCTGCGTCGTCCGCGCCGATCTTTATCAGGAATGAGTTCAGTAGTCCCATGTCATTTCACAAGCTTGCTGATGATGCGATTCCAGACTTCCTCGCCGAAGCGTTCGAGGATCTGATTCTTCACGGCGTCAAAGGCTGGCCGAAGATACGGATGAGCCGGCGCGGGACGCGGACCGCCATGTCCGAATTCGATGAGATGAGCGTGAGGGACTTGCAGGCGATCCACGCCGACGATCACAGACGCCTCGTCATGCTTTCCGCGTGCGGCGAAGATCGCATCGCGAAGGTGCCGACGCGGGGTTCCGTCTTTCCGCGTCGGCGACTTGGAGCCGACCGGCGCCAGGGCCCGAGCGCGGTCGCGCACCTCGATCGCACTCGGCAGGAGGCACTCCTTTAGCGCCTGGTCGTTAAAGGCTCGCTCGACCTTCTGCAAGGACTGAATGCAGTCCTGAAGGCCGATGACCTGAATACCCCAACCTTTACGTGCCAAAAAGGGTCCCTGCTTTCGCCATGGCGATGAAGTCGGCGCCGCTTATTCTTCGAACCTTTGGCCCGCTGGGCATGAAGTCTTGCGGCACGAACGCTCGCTTTTTGTGGTCGATGAACTGCGATGAGTTGTGTAGATCGGCCCGCAGCGACGCGAAGCCGGTGAATTGCCGCTCGTGCTCCTGGCGCAGATGCTTCAGGAGGTAATGCATTCGCTTTGGCGTGCAGCGCCAGAAGCCATCAGGCGGCAGGCGAAAGGCGATGCACCAGATCGCCCACAAGTCGTCGAGCGTTACTCGCTCGTCGCTGCGGGCGTCTCGGCCAAAGGGGGCGGCTGGTCCTCTGTGGGCGCATCAACCGAGGCAGCCATGACTTCGAAGACCTTACTGATCAGGCTGGATTCCGCGCCCTCTTCTGTGAGGATGCGACCCAACTGCATCGGGGTGAACGATTCTCCGTCGTCGGCTCCTGAGTTGAGGGCGGCGCACGCCATCGCGCGCATGAGCTTCATTGGCTTCTTCTGAGGAGGGCGCGGCGGCTCGCCTTCTTCGCGCGGTTTCATCGAGTCCAGGTAGCGCTGTAGCGCCTCCAAATGCGGAGCAGCGGAGCCGTCGGTGAAATCGAAGCCGAAATCCTGCAACTCTGCGATGGTGTTGTAGTCCCATCGCAGAGTGCGCATCTTGCCAGCGAACTGGACCCGAACGGACGGGTCCTTCGTCTTATTTGCCATCTTGTTTCCTTTACGGGGTTACGGTGTACGCGCCGTCCAACTTGACGCGTGCGGAGTACTTCGCGATGTTGTCTTTCTCCAGCGTCGGGCCGGTGAATTCCATGAGGGAACCGTTGAAGGTCACGGTCGCGGCGCCGGCATCTGAGCATAGA